ATATGTTACACTTTGGTTTGTTACTGTTATTAATAGTAACGAGGGAAATGTAAAGATACCTTTTGAGGAAAACGGTATACTTTTCATCTTCCGTACGGTTCAACAACCGGATCACCATTGATTACCGTTAGGTAATTAAGGTACAAATCCATGTTAAGACAAATGAGAATTTCTTCTTTCTTTGGAATACATGGAAGTTTTATTAGATACAACAATCATATGACTGTTATACCAATATTTGATTTTGACCGAAAGTTGCGTCAAGAGTATCAAAACTCTATGGCAAAGGTCCAGGGTTCAGGAAGTCCCATTGCAATTGCAAAGGAGACTAAAACGAACACAAGAAAGGCTGTATTAACCTCGAAAGGTAAAATACATGTAACCAATCTAAGTTCAGTTAATCCTGTATTAAGAGCTATAGTAGAATCCGAATATAATTATATGAGGATTGCTAAAGTCTTAACAATGGAGGAACACCTTAAGTTCCAGGAGATGTTAGTCATTGACTACGCATCCCTTACAACTAATACTATTAATGTGTTTAATAACTTTATTGAACACAATGGTATTGCTGTAGGTACTTCCAATTTTAAGAAGCAGGCACATGTCTGCGTTCAAAGATTAGAAGGGGTGAAGACACCAGAAATTGACTTTGCCATTGGTAAAGACATTTACTGGCCCACAAAATTCCATTTTCTTAGACCTCTTCTCAGAGGCTTAGATGATCCGGAATTCGCTACAAGTGGGATCTCAGATCAGCTGATACGCACAATTCTGGGCGTATCGCGGATACCTGAAGATTTTAGGGAAGTACAACTGGAGCACATATTACATAAAAGTAAATTGAAAGCTTCCGTTATCCAAGAGTTCGAAGATTACGTACGTTTCCGTATTAATCATCCAACTCAAGGTTTCCCTGGTCGCAATGACCCTAACTGGTGTAGTTGGGGTACAAGACCAAACGCACGTATTGCTTCTACCGGTCCTAATGGACTGAATAAACTGGAAACTGCGAGCTTCGAAGCAGCCATCCTAATGAAACATTCTTTAGGAGAAGCCTTCAAAAATTTATGCCATCTGACCAACAACAAACCTTTTTATGGGTACGTTGAAAGGTTGGGTATGGAATATATTGCCAAATTCAATACACAGTGTGAATTGAATAAGGACCTCAAACCTGAAGAGAAACCTTTCGATTTAATTAAATCTAAGACACCTTCAGGAATGAGAAGGAGAGAAAGGCTTAAAGGAAAAGA